TCATAAACCTGAGGAAACTGGTTTTCCAGCATGTAGTTCGCACTGGCTTTATTAGTCATGTGCGTAACTGCTGGGCTAGCTACCCGGCTTCGAGCAACAGCGTTTGGTTCAGCGCCCTCCGCTTCTTGCTGCCTTAGATTACTTGCATATTCTTCTTGCTGAGTGGTAGTCAGAGCACGTTCAATGTTAACGTAATCTAAACTTTTTTCTTCATCAAGACCTGCAATAGCTTTAGCCGTATCGTTTTCGTATTTCTTTTTCTCTTGATTTGCTTGAACTGTAGCAGCAACTTGAGCAGCAGATTGGCTAAATTTAGCAAGACCACCAAAGATAGCCTCAGTTTCTTTGATGTTTATGTTAGCTTGTGCAGCTTGAGTTTTTGCATCAAGTTGAGTTTGAAGGGCTTGGGTTTGAAGATTCTTTTGTTGAATCTCAAAGTTTTTAGCTTCCTGCTGCCTCGCATAGTTAGCATCTTCCTTCATTGTTTGAAGGATTTGCTGACGTTGCTCCATTTCAGAACGCCTGTTGCGTTCCATATTCTGAATAACCCGGCTGCTTTCTTGCTGCATCCGGGAGATCTCTGCTCTACTCAGTTGGATAGGACGAAAACCTGAATCCGGTGTAGAGGGTCTGTGTTTAATTCGTGCCATAATTACGGTTTCTTAAGACTAGCCATAGTACTACCCATAGTACTAGCAGCAGAGCTGATACCAGATATAATGGGAGCAAAGGTACTCTGCATCACAGGAGCAGCAACTGCACCAGGTATAACTTCCATAGGTTTAACAAAGACACGAACAGGCGGTTTAATCGGAGCAGGTGAATAAGCAAGTTTCTCCGGTCGAATCATTGTCTGAGCAACAGCATTAATATCAGCACCGTACTGACGAAGAGCAATGTCTTTCTTATTACGAAGAGACTGATTAACAGCACTTGCAATGTCAGCGTCAAGGACACGCATATTAAACTCAGTGTCTTGTACAGCATTAAGTAGACCAGTTTCAATTCTGGTACGTTGAACACCCAATTGAGTTTGAGCCAACGAGGTATCAATACCTGCTTCCATCAACTGCATTGCTGCTTGACGTTGACGACCAGACAAAGAAGCTTCTAGTTGTGCCATACCACGGTAGAACTCTGCCACAGTAGATTGTCTGCCTTTAGCACGGCTTGCTTGACGCAGTTCTGCACGACCTTCGGCTCTCATTTTGTCAACAAGAGCTGATTCTTTTTTAAAAGCAGTTTCTTCAGTGTACTGTTGAAGAGCTTGTTGAATAGACAGCTGACCTAATTTACCTTTAGCGGTAGCTGCATTAAACTCTGCTTGGGTAGCATAGCGGTTGATGTCCCCTTCAAACAAAGTTTTTTTAAGAGCTGCAATTTGATCTTCACGTTCAAACATTTGTTGAGTGAAGATACCAGTCAATGCAGCATCTTCTGCAGCATAAGCTTGTTGAGCACCAAGATCATTAAAATCAAGCTGCTGCGCTTCGATAGTCAGATCACGTTGATACTGCCTAAGCCCTTGAAGATATTGGAAATCATCAATTTCGTTGGTACGATTCCAAGCTTGAAGAGCAGATTCCCACTGATAGTTGTATTGATTAGTGTAGTTAATCTTATCAGCGTCGAATACTCGTCGGTTGTACTCGTTAGTTTTGTTAGCAATTTCTCGCTGAACACGATTCTGCTCGTCGTAGTTTTGTTGAGCAGTTCGGTTTTGTTCAGAGGCTTGCTGAGATCCAGCAACACCCCCAATGATGCCAGTTAAAGCACCTATGCCTGCAAAAACAGCGGCGACTGCCATCGTCAAGCCCTCCTATAGAATCGTGGTGAATAGTTTCCTTCCCACATCATCGACACCAACGATACAGGGTACGGTAAGTTACTTGTCACTTTAAGTTCAAAATTAGTATTACGTTGATGAATAGGAACGGTAAACTGACGTTCAGATACAACAGGACTGCTGTCACCAGCATAGTAATCAGCAATAGCTGTGTGTTGCACATCAATCCATTCCTTTCGACCTGTAGGTCTCAGTTTAAACTTGACTGCACCAGTTCTACCAATGGAGAACACAACTCTGGAAATAGTCAGAGCAGCAGTAAAGTCAGTTGTAGTAGGGTTCCTTCTATAATAGAACTTAGGTAATGTTGCTTCTAGGTCATAACCATAGCCAACAATTATACCATCAGCATAATTAGTGAAGTTACCTTTTACTTCGAAGTACCGGTAATTAGTACCACTTTCTGTACGCTCATATGCTGTAGCATAGTAACCAGCATCAGCATCAATCTCTGCATCTGTACCGTCATCAGCAGTAGGAACAGCAAGTAGCATCACTGCCTCAGTCTGTTCAAACGGAGTGTAAGGTACATAGATCTTAGTTAGATCATTAGTGGAGTCATATACAACCGCGTCTACGGTGCCTGGGTCGGGCGAGACGGGGCGTGTAGCCATGTCTAGGCATGAGTTACCCAGAATGTCATTAGCGGTTGCTACAACGTCTCCTGTGGGGATCTCGTCAAGGGTGATGCGACCAAGTGTGTACTCATCCTCATGCTGTGAAATGACGATAACAGCGTCGTTAATAATCTTAGCAGTTTGAATAGTACCAGGAAGTTGCCACTTAGTCCACGCTTGGAAAAGATCTTTCTCCCCGTTGTTGTAATAACGATAAAGATAAAGATAAGATGTGCCCCTGTCAATCAGCATGATAACTGAGTTCTGAGGACTGACAGTTAGACCATCAACTCCCTCAGGAATCCATTCAAGTACCACCTTACTGATGTCCACCACAATGGGGTTCTGTTCAATGTCCCTTAGTTGAAGAGTAAAGAGTTTACTGTAACCAGGTACACTGTTAACAAAGGCAGCAGTAGTACCAACATCAACAGGTGGAATGTTGGTGTTCATTTCGTAGTTAGAAATAGAACGTACAACTGCAGAGTTAGGTGTTAACGTACTACCATCTGTGGTGAAGATTTGGAACTGTTGACGTTCAGAGAAGACAATTAAACCTTGAGGAGACGGAAGAACATCGGACAAAGTAACAGGTCTGATGCTAGACACGTTCAAATCAATGGGATCTGAATCAACTTCAGTCAGTGCAGATTTAACAAAGAAGTTGTAAGCATCGTTAGCTACACTAAAGTTGATGTTATCTGCAGACAGGATGCCTAGACGATCATTGTAAAAGAAAGTACAATTAATTGTATTACCAATAAATGCAGGCACTGGACTGGTAACGTCATCACCAGCAGCGCGAGGGAGCCAAGTAATTTGACCAAAGGTAAAAGTAGTGTCTCCAGTGTTGACCAACTCATGAGGCATGGTTGATGCATTTAAACCGGAAGATACATCCCTGGCTACAGTTTCTTTCCAATAACCACGACCACGTTGACTGTTGTAAGCTTCATAAATAACGTGATAGTTGTCTTCAGGACCATCGCTATTCAGGATTTCAACTTGATGTCCGTGGAAAGACTCATTAGGTAGTTTTGCAACAGTGACGATTTCATCAGTAAATGCTTCAATAGCATCATTACTAAGACCACCTCTAGCAGAAATACTAAAAGCTAAAGGAGTGCCATCATCGGTGAACGTCCCATCAGCGTGTTGGTAATCAGTAAGTACTTGATCAGTGGTAGTGTCAAAGCGTTTAATTACAAGACTGTTGCCGTAACCTTCGATACACCAGGTTCCATCATAATCAGTGTCGTTAGCAGTTTGACGAGCTTCTAAATGAGCTACCAACGCATCGACAAGGTGGTGGTTAGTGTTTGTACTACTGCTATCATACAGCAACATATCATCAAACGTAGTAGTTGATTGAGCCGCTGTGGTAACAGTATCACCTTGAATAGTTATAGAATAATTATAACCATCAATAAGAGTTACAAGTTTGATTGTAGCTACAGAGTTAGCAGTAAATGAACCTGCTGCTTGCATAGCAGTGGTGGTACCACGGTTTGTAATAATGGTGGTATCTTGAATGCTACGGAAGTGATAGTTAGTACCACTCAGATAGCTAGAAGCATTGTTAGTGACAGTACACCACGTACCATCAGATGCTTTCCATACGTAAATATTGGTACCTTTGATAGCACCAATGTAAGAACCTTCTGCGTCACGTTCGATAAAAAACCAGACAGCATCTTCCAACTCAGACTCAGTAAATGCAGTACCATTTGACTTTTTCAAGACGTTGGTAAACTGCATACCGGGGCGCTTTAGAAGACCATAGGTAGGATCTGGATAACCATTAACGCAGTCAGTAAGTTGTCCTTCTAATTTTTTGTCGTCATTTTGACGAGATACGCCACCAAGAAAATTGGGAACGAGTTGAGTTACTGAGGGCATTAGCGTTGCAAAGTATGGAACGGTTGATAGCTCTGATAGTAGTTCCCACCTTTAGGTGCACCGAAGTACGTGTAATCACCTTGGCTAGTTTCATATTCAAGAGCCATAGCACGGGTAAACGCTTCTTTTTGTTGAAGCATTTGGTATTGGTTAGGATCACCAACAATACGGCTAGACACAATACTGGCAGCACGTGCTATAATAAATGCTTGAATAGGTTCAGGAATACTACCCCAAGACAGCTCCCAAATGATATCTACATAAAGAGTATCATCTGTCCATTTGTAGGAATGAGCCATACGGTCATAAAGTTTACCACCACGGTTCACACTATCCCTGTTAAGGTTTACAGTGCGATCACGGTTTAGATCCATTTGAAGTACATCGTTGGGAATCAATACTTCATTGTTATTGTCGGGTGTAATTGTATAGTCATATTCTTTGTTAAACGTCCAACCTTCTGCCTGTACTTCACGGGAGACTTCCCGAAGGGTGTTGAGTGCAATCGCAACGTCCGGGTTGGTTTGAGTTTCAACTCTACTTGTTACAATAGATTGAGTCATAGTGCGCTCTGGCACCAGTTGTGAGATATTCACAGTGTAGCGATACGTCACAGGAGTAGTAGATTGTTCGACACCTGCAGTAGCAATAGATGTACCGCTTGCAACACCAGTACCTCCAATGTACGTACCAACAGGGATGTTGGCAGTCTTAGTAGTAAGGGTGGTGCCAGCAGCAGCAGGACTAGCAAGGTTGTCAATACGTCCAGTGAAGCGACTCACTTCATTGATAACAAGAGTTTCTTCAGTTGTCAACGTTGTAACAGGAGCCTGACCAACTGACGCCAGGATCTGATTAACAGCTTGTA